CGGCCTGAACGACACAAGATCCTGAAGGAACTCGTTCAGTTGAGCTACCCCTTCCGGAGTCTGAAGCTGTTCAACAGTAAACGGTCTGAATTGCATTAATCCTCCAAGTTAGCTCCTAGTTCGATCGCTTTTGCCACGATGATATTAGCCGTTTCTGTAAGCCCAACTGCTTGAGCGTAAGCCAGAAAATTAGTCTTGCTCGTCTCTGTGCATTTATTGGAGAAATCCAAAAATGCGGCCATATGCGGTATTAGCCCTTCGGCAAATACTTGTTGCAACGCCCATGAAATTAACTCATCACTATCGTAACTGTCAGGTATCGGTTCTTTATACAAATCAGGCATATCTTCTTCTGAACATTCCGTGAATGTATACTCAGCATCGTCTTCTGGCTTTGTCGGCAAGTCGAACTTTGAAATAACATGACCCGTTGCAATCTCAGTGATATACCCGTAAGAGGCAAAGACTGGAGTCGCCATTGATAGAATTAATAAAACTATAAGTAACTTCTTCATATATTCCTCCTATTGACCTAATGGGTTCCAATATATTGAGAGTGAATTTACCCCTGAATCATCATAAGATACATACCAATAATTCCCTTTTCTAACTGGGAACGAAAAACCTGCAATATCAGAATAAGTCTGTGAACCGTAACAACTAGTTCCAACAACTGGTGTCGTTGGCGGGTTTGCTGAATCTGTATATCCGATAGCTTGTCCATGTACGCTAGCATTTACATTATTATATAAAGTAACTATGCCGTCCGTTGTAGCTCTGTAAACTGTGTCTTGGTTCCTGCTTACTGGTAGACCAACTATCTGAACTCTTCCGCTAACACTCAGGGAACCGACTATGGTAACGTCACCAGACATTTTAACCGTACCTGAACTTGTTAAAGCTCCTAGAGTCGAACCTCCATCGACATTAAGAGTAGAGTCCAAGTCAACTGCTCCTGTAACGTCAAGAGTACCTGATGAAGTAAGTCCTCCGGCAGTTACTTGTCCAGAAAACGCAAGGGGTGATGTTGTCACCGTATCGGCAAGAACGGCTATCTTCGGGCCTTCATTCGTGGTAGCATCGTGCTTATGCCCTGTAGAGGCATCCATCATATCGTTAATGTATGTATGGACGATGTCAAACTGCCCTTCAAGATCGGCATCGGTAAGCGTTTCATTCCCCCAGTTTTTAGTCCTGGCTGAATCAGACGGCCATGCCCCGTAAACAGTTGCAGTAATACACAAAAACAGAAAAGCAAATAAGTATTTTTTCATTGTTTACCTCAATCTTCCTCTAATAATAAACCGTATATTTTTATTTTTTTTACTCTCGGTCTTGTTGACTTCCCGTTATGAAGAATCTGGAAATAGAATTTCTTCCCGACTGCATTATTTGAAACACTTTGGCTTTGGTTCTGATCGGGCGGAATAGTGGCAAGACTTGATGTGTTTATCGTAAAATCAACATTTAGTTTTGCACCGCTTGTCGTCATCCCGAAAGATAACGACCCTTGATTGATACCGTCATCCGCCGACCATAAAATAGTAAACTCATCAGTCTGTCCGTAGAACTGAACTCTTATCTTTGTTAACTTTATCGTAACTTCATCTATTGGGAATGGTTTCCCGCTTCCCGATAATGAGAAATCCCTCGATGTGAAATTCTTCGTCTTATAATCACATTCTGTATTGTATCCTTCGTCCTCTGTCCCTGTCTCAAGCTCATAGAGGTTCGGGACTCTCGATGACCAACAGTAAAACTCGTTATTTTGTTTTCCCAATACTATCGGCGCGCCAAGATTATCTCCAACATCAGGGTTTATTTCTCTTTCGTACCAACACGCGAATCGGGTATCGAATATCTTTATCGTGTTCGGATACGTCCCCGATGCTCCGCTTGTATAAATAAAATAATATTTGTTCTCCCTAAAAATACCGTACATCTCTTGTGCGAAATTAACGTCATCTATCCAACTGACCCCTTCCGTCAATGAAACGAATTTTGTCCTGTCCCAATACCACACGCATTTATTAGGATATTGCGAAACTCCGAACGCTCCTCCGTTCCCTTCCGCAAGCGTCTTCCTGTTAGCGCACCCCCATGAGTTCACTATCTTCCTGTACGCAATATTAGGAAACCCGAAAACAGAATAGCATTCAGACTTCGTGAAGACTGCTATCTCATCACCGCTCGGAAGGCCGGGGATGCTCCCCTTCGTGTAGTCAGGTAAGTCTATATTTGACGCATCGTTTGCCTTGCTCCATGCATCCGCTTCATCTGGCCAATTACCCGCACCCGCTCTTGAAGAATAAACCGTCCTCCCACCGCCTTCGGCAAAAAGACGTGATTTATGGTAATATATCCCTTCCCTTGCGGCGGCAGGAACCCCCGTTGGAGTTTCCGCTCCATTTGTCGTGTCGAACATTTTAAGATTGTCAGTAGAGTTCGTGATCCACGCCTTATCACCAGCGTCACATCCAAAACAATCTTTGTCAGCCGTGAAAAGAGATGCGCCACCATCTGCGACTAAAATATCAGACCCACTCAGAATGACTAAGTCACCATCAACGACACCAAGCACGGCGGATGTCTTGTCGGACTCGTTATAATGAAAAAGACCCAAAAGGCTCGGTTCGTCAGCCGTAACCGTCCCACCTGTTGGAATATCCCCGACTTCATTAATGCCTGCGACCCTCTGCATCCCGCCTATCGAAAGCGGTTCCCAGTTCTTCATCACACGAGCTTTGTTCGTTGGTGTTACATGATCTTCAGAGACTTGATCTTCCCCGCCTGAGAAGGAAAGGATCTCTAAATAGACCTCATTACCTTGCCCGGTATCAAGTAATCCTTCATTCGTTACACTCATGTCCCCGCCCTGTCAGTTTCGCTTGCCGGAAAATAATTGTTATCAATGACTGTAAGTTCAGCATCGATGTATCTTTCTCTTGCTCTCTTTTTCGCTTTTTCGACAAATTGCGAATAAACGCTTAAAAGCTGTTTCGCCCGACTGTATTGCCCGACCTGAAGGAAAAGCTCCGCCGCCGCTTTGTACGCAACCGCTTCCCTGTATTCAATCGGGAGAATCGAGACATCCCCATCCGCGTCTAAAAGAGTCGTTGGTTTCTTAACGTAATATATCTTGTACGTATCACCGTTCACATTTGTTGAATTTCCGAGAAGATAGATGTACCACGTCCCGCCATCCTGCCATACATAGTAATACGGTACGTCTCCTGAATAATCCTTGAGTCTTCCTAAGTCTTTTATCGAGACTTCTCTATCCGCCGTGATGAGTTCATCATCAACGTAAAACGCAACGATTTTAAGACAGTCATCCGGGAAGGCGAGTTTCATGTTCGCCACCGTTCCCGTTGCGTACTCAAGCAGACATTCAGAATCTTCCGCAAACGCAAGTTCCGCGTTATTAAGAGCCTCTTTACGGTCTGCAATAGGGTATTGATTGTCAGAACCCGTGCTTGAGTCCCCTAACAGGCTTGAGAGCTTGTTTTGACTCGTTAAAAATGTATATGAATAATCAGCCATATTGACTCCTTATTTCCATGTCTGAAGTTCAAGTATCGTACTGTCTCCAGAGGGCGTAACCGTCCCGTACAGAGTAAGATTTGATGCCAAATCAAGACCGTCAAGAGTGAAAACGGTACCGCTTTTGACCGTGTAATACGGGCCTGTCGCATCGACTTTCGCGGTCTCACTTACATCACCTGAAAGAAACGCGATCCTCGACTCGACCGCCGTCCGTGCCTGAAAATTAAGCTCTTTCGTCCCAGCAGGGATGGTCATTTCATATTCCTGCCCGCCTGTCGTGACGGTTTTCTGTTCGATCGTGGCCGTGTCAGCCGCCCCTTGAACGGAATCAAACGTAGTTCCGTCCTTCGTACCGTATACGCCGACCTTCATATCGACCTGCCCCTGATTGAGTGAGCTTCCGGCATACACGATCCCGCACAATGCGATAAACATGAGAACAAATAAGATCTTTTTCATTGAATGTCTCCTTTTATTATTTTGTCATACGCTTCCACCCACTTATAAGCGAATGTATCCGCGTTGTGGTTTTCTTTTATATCTTCATAGGCTTTCTTTGCCATCTTCTTCCTGAACGACTTGTCTTCGATAAGCTGACTTAACTTCTCGACAAATTCATCATTGTCACTTGCGAGAAACCCCGTCTCACCGTCTTTCATCACTTCTTTATACGGGCTTACGTTGCTTGCGACCGTTGGCATCCCGACCGCTCCGTACTCAAGATATTTAATGCACGACTTATTCCTATTAAATTCGTTATCTTCAAGAGGCGCGATCCCAATATCAGCGTTCAGAGCCGGGAGCCTGTACGGATAGGCCGCGTGCTGAACCCAAGGAACTTCCGTCACTCTCGTAAGCCCTTGGAAAACCCCTTTAAAGAAATATCCGAATATCAAAAACTCAACATTTTCGTACTTTTCAACGATCCGTTTAAAAACGTCCTTGACCATGTAAAGGTCTGAGTAATGCGAATGCCCGCCTTGCCATACGATACGGACTTTCGAGTCTTTCTTCAGGTCAAGTTTCTTAAATAAGTTCAAATCAATATAATTAGGTAGTACATAGACGTTCTTGTTATGTTTCGAGAACGTCCCGGCCAGTATGTCGGTCGTGACCGTAATGGCATCCGCTTTGTTGCAACACGCTCTCAGCATATCCCTCGTTCTTAGGTTTTTCGATATGTCAAACATCACCTTTGATCCGTCTAGGGTTGTCATGCCGTCATGCCATAAGAACTCACCCGTCTCTTCGACCTGAACCTCCTTGACACCGATATATTTATAGTACGGGTTAAGAGGGCTTAAATTAAATACATCATCGTCATGATCTATTACGATCGCTTTCCCCGATTTCCGGATCGCTTTCATCGTCTCGAACCATTTCTCGTTGTGTGGTCTCGGAAGCGATATAACATCCGCCACCTCTATACACTCGGCAAGTCTCTCGTAATCATGGGAATGTTCCTTGTAATTAAAGAGATGAACGCTTGCAAGCCCCTGTTCCATAACCTTTGAAAGCGGCTGAATGACTCTGTAATGCCCGACCGCAGACGTATCAAGATGGATCCCAAGAATATACATTAACCCTCCAGTTGATATTCAAACTCCCGTTTGATCTTTTTAAGTGAATAGTTATCATCAAATCCGTACGATGGTTTATATTTAAATCCCAGCACATCGGGAGTCTTGCCGTCCTCTTCATCTGCGAATCTTGCCCACCCGAAATCAATGAGCTTTATGACACCGTCCTTGACCATAAGGTTCTGTGGTCTGATGTCACGGTGAATGACTCTCCCAGCACGTAAGTCTTTTATGATCTCGGCGAATTGCTCTCGCCAATCACTTGGGAGGTTCGTCACCATCAGCATCTCACCGCAATCATCAAGAGTTATAGACTTTTCATCACTGTCAAAGAGCATCGGGAAATGTTTCCCCTTTAAGACTTTAAGTATCCGTTCCTCGTTCTTAACAAGGTCATATTCAAGAAAAAGATTCTGCGTTTTCGTTATCTTACCGTCTTTTTTATTCACAAAGGACGTTGAGCCTTTAAGGTACGAATTGAACCGCCCGACCGTTGGGTCAAAAGGCTCTGACCAGCCTATCGGGGATACCTTTAACGCCTCTAAAAGTTCCTCAACCGTTGCATCCCCTAAATACTTTCTGTATGTATTCGCCCCTTTATGATGAACCGCATGATAGCCAAGCGCGACATTGAACGAGTCCGGGTCAGGCACATAAAAGCCTTTCTCATGTTTCATTCTGTTATCAAGGATATGCTGTTCAAACTGTGACGGATAGTACCCGTCCCCTACATAGCGAACATCAAGATAAACGTCTCCCGATGCGATCGGTAGCCTATGACGAACTCTCGGTAACGGACAGACTACCGACACGCATGGGATCAGTTCTCGGAAATGGTCAAGGTCGTACACCAACAGGTCGAGATCACTATGCTCGCCAACTGCGACCTTATCGGGAAGATTCTCCCAGTTCCGCAGAACGACATACGGGAAATCGGTATTGTTCATCATCTCAAAGAACTCTTTTAAATCTTGCATCGCGCCTCAAGGAACTTTTCAAGTTCTTTCTTGCACCAAGGGCAAATGTCTTTATCCCTTATGCCTCGCGGTCTGTCTTCAGTGTCTATCGTCTTTACTCTCAGTTCAAAAACATCTCGTCTCTCGATCTCACGGCCACAGATGTCACAAACATACTTAATCATTAAGCCTCCTTATCGTCCCGTCAACTCCGTACAGGTCAAACATCTCAAACACGTGCTTTTTATATTGAGTCTTGAAAGGGACTATCTTTATGCCAGCTTTCTCGACCTTTTCCTTATCAAGATACTTCCCAAACGCTTCAAGGTTCGTAAGGTATTCATCCCCGTTAAAGTGCTTTATAATGTCAATTAGCCTCTCTGTCCCTGTAAGCTCGGTCGGATAATCAAGAACGATCTTTTTCGTGTCGATCCCCAAGACTCTCGCCATCCCGTAAATAAATGGGATGTTCACATCAATAAGTCTCTGGTTATCAACGTACCGTTTATTAACGATCGGGGCAGTGCCTTTCGTGATCGGTTTCGTCCACCATTTCCCGTTGACCATGCACCTGTTCTGCCATCCGTTCTTCTCATACTGACAATGCACTAAAATGACGAAAACATCACATTGCGCCATCTTCTGGAAGAACGGGTACCAAGGCATAAAGTTAGATTGATGAATCGCGATTCTCATATGCTGTCCTTAACCTGTCATATATTTCGCCATCGTTTGTAAGCGCGACCGTACATCCGGCATCGTTCCAGACATGATATGTATAGTTGTCAATGAACTGTTTATATTCAAATCTGTCCGCGTCATGCAGTAATACTAAGTCCGTCACGCCTTCCGCCATCATAAGAAGTTGTTGTCTCTCGTTCCCGTCAATAAATACAAGGTCAAATCTTCCATGATTAAATATCTCTTCCCGATACGGTTCGTATTCCTTATGTAAAAAAGCCTTTATGTTCTCTTTCTTCGGGATCTTCACGAACCAGTTTTCGTCATGCTCTACCGTTATAAGTTCCTCAACTCGGTCACTTATCGTATACGTTGACATCCCGCTACCAAACTCGATCACTTTCTTCGGATGAAATTCATCGAATATCACAAGAAGAAGGTCTTTGTAACTGTCCCATGTTTTTGCCGGGCTACCTATCAAGCCAGTTCTCCTTTGATGTGTTCTCCCGGATCGGGATGTCTTCCGTATTTATAATTTCAAAACTTGCACCTGTCTCAGATAGTCTTTGAGCGATAAGACCATTAAGGAACCAGTAATACCATGTGAATTTCTGCAAATCACCCCATTCGGTCAAAAAGCCTTCTTTTGGCGTTATTTTCGTTGTCTCCCGATATTTGTTATACCCACCCCGTCTTAAGAATGACTCGATACAATCAACGTGTTTTCTTACAAGCCAGACGAAATGAGCTTTCTTATCAACCTTTACGATCGGCGGTATGACAAGGCTTTGGTTGTTATCACTACAAAGCCCGTACTTCATACGGTCTTTTAACTTGTCAATGAGCGAATCATTTGCTTTCCCTTTATAGTAATATTCAAGAGCGTCTTCTCGTATGCTTGGCTTTGGTTCGTGGACACCACCTTTCCATTTCGCGTATGATTTCGTCCCGCACCTGCCTGTACCAATCACCCAGATCATTTGAGTTTCCTCTCAAATTCTTCCGGTGTCCATCTCCATGCGTGCATATACCAAAAATCACAATCTCTTGAAACCTCGTTATGCTCAAGGCTTTTCCATCCGTCCGGCTTAATGAGCGTTATCCCGTTCTCTTTACATATCACCTCGGTCGTTTCGTTAAAATCGTTAAAGGGCGGAACGAATATCTTTGTGTCAACGATCGAACAGCTTGTCAGGATGCTCATCTCCTGCGCGTCTTTACTCAGCCGTGAATGGTTTATATGGATCAAACCGTGACTTGCCCATATAACGAAATTAAATGAGTTGTTCTTGTCGTAATGAATTGACCTAAGATGCTGATTTGCCGTATAGTAAAACTGCTTCTCACGCCCTTTAAACGGAACGCATGGATAAACGCTTCCCATAAGAGAGAACCTGCTTATCGGGCTGACGGCAAACATCACCTCCGAGTCGGGGAACTTCTGAAGCCATGTCCCAACCATGATGCTCAGTTCGTCTTTTTTCGTGTTTTCTGAATAGTCATCAACCCGTAATATCATGCTTTGTTATCTCGTATTCCTTTTACTTATCAAGAAACCAGTACATCGTCTCGAATGTCCCGCAAACCGACTTCCCTTTTACCTTCTGCTGGTTCTCGTCCCTAAAGGCTTGCTCTATCTCTTTAATATTATTTATAGTGTTCTCGACCTTTGACATGAGCGAATAAGACCTTATCAGGGTTTATAATGACTTCCGTATCGTCCGCGAGCGTAAGATGAATCCATGTCTCGAATTTGTATTTCTTGATCCCGCCAAAAGCTCTCATCGTGCCGTTCTCGAAATAATACTTGTTCCATGTCTCGTTCCCGCCTACCATGCGATCTCTCTCCCTATAAGATTTGAATATTCCCTATGTTCGTCTGACTTTATATGTTTCTCATGCCGACCGCTCCAATGCCCGACATCCTGAAAGACAACTTCTTCCGTCCATGCGAATTTCGGGTTTTTCTCGGTCATTATCTGCTGAACGATATGATGCGCTCCTAAAATACCGCCACACTCAATCCGCTCGAAATACATCCCGTCTATTAAGTTTCTCCGCATGAACCAAAGGCCACCGATCGTGTGCTGTGCCGTCTCGGCCGCGTTACTCGGCAGGACGTTCGGACTTAACACGTCAAGACCTTCTGTCTTATACACTCTTAAAAGGTCTTCAAGCCAGTATCTCGGCACTAACTGGTCGTTATCGACCTTACAGATAAAATCGTATTCTTTTGTCATCTCAAAGAAATCAATGATGTTCTCCCGTAAGCCACGATTCACCTGATGAAGGAATATCCTTTTCGGGAGTTTGAAGTTCTGAAGATGCCTGAACGTCTTGTCCTGACTCCCATCATCGACAAGAAAGAACATCACGTTTTCATACGTTGTGTTCTTCTCAAGTGCTTCAAGGCACATCTTCGTATAGTCAGATCTTTTATAACATGAGAGAAGAACCGCGACCTTATCCATTCTTTCCCCTTAACTTATTTCGCGCTTCAACGACCATGTCCGCAAACTCAACGAACTCGGATTCAGGCATCTCGATCCTCAAATCCCGATACTTAACGTGGATGTACGTGTCTTCATCGAACTCGTTCCCTTTTGAATAAATGCCATGAACTTTTTTATACAAATTCTTGTTAAGGTTTATACACATCGACTCGTTCTTATTGGGGACAACGTCTTTCCGGCATAGCTCGATATGCTTACTCCCAAAGGACGGCATCCCTCTCTTAATCCATCTCTCAAGACTATCAGCACATCCTTTTGCGATCGAGTGCCAATTCGAGAGAGACAAGTTGAACCGGAAATTCCGGTAATGAAAATGTATCCCCTCACAAAGCTCGATCACGAACCTATTCGGGAATATCCGGTTTGGCTGGAGTTCCCTCTTTGAGAGCGGAATGAGTGTCTGCCCCACCTGTCTCGTCCTTTCTGTATAATGATAGCTTTCTCGTACCGAACTGAACCTGATGCGTCCTTATCTCGTTGAGCCTGTTCCCAAAAACGTAATGCTTGATGATATACTCCCTGTGTTTCTTGACCTCTTCGTTATCCGTTGTCCAGTAGTCGTTCATGTCCATCGCGTGAACCATGTACCAGTAAAGCGTGTTCGGGATAATGCCACGCCATGACGGATGGAGTTCCGTATTGCCCATGAACCATGTCCCGTCCTCCGACCATCCGACCTTTGAAGAGGCAAGGCTACCGAGCTTCTTCCCAAGCTTCATCTTATGGCCGTATTTCTCAAGCTCTTTCGACTTGAGTTCATTCAAGACCCGGCATTCTTCGCACGCTTCAAAAAATGCCTTCGCTGAATACTTGCGCGCAAGGACACGTTGCGCGACTTCGTACATTAAGTTGTCAATGAACCCCGGCGTGATTTTTAGTTCTCTTTTTATAACGTCCATAATTCCTTTTAAAAAGACGAGGGCGGTTTTACCCGCCCCCGCGTTAAAATGGTTAGCTGATCGTCCCACCAGTTGTGGTGTCGGTGATCTTACCGTGAGCTGATTGATTCCCGTAATTGAGAGTGAGTTCGCCTTCGACCCAACCCTTATATGACGATGCAGTTGCCGCACCTTTGTATGACTTGATTCCTCTCAAAATAGCGACCTTGAAGTAATCAGGATCAACGATCGCGACCGCGTCAACAAGGATTTGACGTTCGGGTATGATCTGGAGAGTCCCAAACGAACCCTCGTATGAATTGATGTTCGCGATCGCCTTCCGAGTGGAAGCATCGATGTTGAACGTGAACCCGGTCTTGGCAGAGAATTTCTTCGAGATAACTCTCTTGTTAAAACCGTTACAGAACAGAACTTTCGGATTGCCGCCATCAGACCAGATCTTGTCCATGACAAGGTTGACCTGATCTTCCGACAACTGGGCGCGTGCAGTACCGCATGATACGATATTGCCTGTGACAGCGTTCAAAAGACCGCGACATTTACGGGCCGTACCTGTTGCCCCGGCTCCCGTTGATGCCGTGAAAAGAATGATCGAATCGAAATCACGGGCGATCTCTTTCATCGCCTTCATAAGTTCGCGAGCGAACTCTGACTCGACTCCCGCGCTTGCGACCGCTTCCTGGGTGAACGTAACGTCCCAGTTTCTCAGCCGAATGACGGTGTAGTTTTTCTTCTTCGCACGAACGTCAGGTTGTGCGTAGGTGATCGAGGCACCTTCAACAATACCCGTACGAGATACGGCCGCCAGTGAATCCTGCGTCCATTCGTGAAGGGTTGCCGATGCCTTGATCTTTTTCGCGATCTTGAACGCTGGCACTTCGTCAGCGAACAAATCCGCGATTGTGTCTGTTAGATCCTCACGGTTAGCGGCATCATTCCCGCCTCCCGTTGCGTAAGTATGTAACTGTTTTGAAGCCATTTAATCCTCCTAGTCGAATTTCCCAAAAGGAGTAAGCAAGTTTTTGCGGACATATTCAAGCTTATCGTCTACGTCCCCTTCAACGGCCTTCTTGTAAAGTTTCCGGCTGTTGATCGATTCTTGGTTCGCGACCGATTGTTTCCCGCTCAACGTTGTTTTCTTCTTCAGGGTGTTTAAGCGTCTCGACAGGCTGTTCACCCTCTCATCATCTTTTTTCGGACTTACGGTCTTAAGGCCTTCAAGATGCTCAAATGCCATCTGGAATGCCTCAGCCCAACCTTCAGGGCTTCCCTGCATCGACCGCGATCTCTGATAGATAGTCTTCGCGAGTTCGACCAGTTCGCCTTTCCCGGTATTTATCTGTGTCTCAACGTCTTTGTAGACCTCAGATATGTCCGGCAGTATCTTCGAGAGGTTCGTCATTTGCTTCTGAAAAAACCTCTGCGGTTGAGTCTTGATCTTCTCATCGACCTTATCCAATAAGTCCTCTAACTCATCGAGCTTGTTGTCATCATCCTCATGCCGTAAGGCTCTCCGGATCTGTTTCTTCACGGATTGGAGTTCCTCGACACTCATATTGTCGAGTTTCTTGTCGTTGTCATCCGGCTTCGTGTCAAGTTTTGATTCGAGTTCTTTTCTCTTTGCGACCTCGGAATCGATTCTTTTCTGCATTTTCGCCTTGATGTCTTCGACCTTTGATTTCGGGACGAGGTCTTCATCGTTATCTTCTTCCTTTTCTTCCTCGGATGACTCCTCTTCGTCCTCTTTAAGTCCGTCCTCGACCTCTTTTCGGATTGACGCGAGACTTTCACCTTTCTTAAGACGTTCTTCAACGTCCTTTAAGACCTCATCTTTGTCCTCTTTCGTGAGGGAATCGCCGATCAGGTCTTCGATCTCGCCAATGCCATCGACTTCGTTAGGTTCTTCTTTCTTTTGAACAGCCTCTTCTTTCTTTTCCTCTTTCTTTTCTTTCTCAACGACCTTTACGTCCGGTTGATTGAGAGAGTGAACAATTCCGTCCATGACGCTTTGCATTGTGTTTTCTGTTAACATCTCGTTCCTTTCTTGTTACCACGCATTTTTTTTCGAGTCATGGGAGACTCTGTTTTTTATCACGCATTTATATTAGAGACGTTTTGGGAAACGTCTTTTTTTTAAACTATATGATCCCGCTACTACCGTATTTCTGCGGGTTTGGTTCTTCAACTAATGATGTCTCGCCTTTTGCCTCATCAACTCTTGCGGTCAAAAGAGCCTCTCGTTCCGCGACACATCGTTCAATAGTCTGAAGCAGTTCAACGTAACTCCGTAATTTCCCTAAAAGTTCGATCTTCTCATCTGTTGATTCTTTCTCGTTCGTCTTCAGTTCACGCCAAATCTGGCCGTTCGTTAAAGCGTAGAGAAGTTTGCCTCTATCGCCTGCGATAAGCTCTTGTGCAAGTTTCCCGATCTCAAGGATGTCTTCGTCATTCCGTCTTAATAGTCTCTCTTCAATCGTCATCTTAATCCTTTGCTGAATACTTTTTGCCTGTTATTGGTGCGAGTATGGTTTCCTTCTGTATCTCAAGGCTTGTTTCAGCCGATCTTTCAGCGATGTTAAGCCGGGTCTCAAGTTCTTTCATTTTGGCCGCGTCACCCATTGCGACCGCTTTCTCGTATTCAAGCATCTGCATCTGCCTTGCCTGTTCCTGCTGGACTTGTTCAGGTGGCTTAATGAGAAGCTGTGAATATTTCGAGTCGATATAATCAAGATACAATTTAATAAGAGCATCTTGATTGACCAGAGGGTTCCCGGTAAAGGCTTGCAGTAACGACCACGCGGTCTGAAGCCTGATGATCGGGTTTGTATTGTCTATCCTCCCGTTCGGGACTATGTTAAATCTCCCTTGAATCTCACGCCTTTTGACCTTCATCGGCTGTTCGCCTGTTATCGCAATTTCCTCCTCTTCGTTCCCGAACTGATACCAGAGAGAGTCAAGCTGATAATAGACTTCCTGCATCTGATCTTGAAAGACTTGAAGCTCAAGCGAGACTTGAAGGTCGTGCATCGAGCCTATCTGCGCTGATTCGGTCGCGCTTCTCTTCCCGCTCTTCCCGCCTTCATTCAAACTGTCCGTGAACGAGAACTGCATCATCCCGCCCCGTTCCTGACTCCACGCCTTTAAGACGGACATCGTCTCGATAAAGGACATCTGGTTAATGTTCGGGTTCTGTTTTAATTCAAATCCGCCTTTTGCTTTCGTGATGACCTTCTGGCCGGGTACGTACCGAATGTTCTTCGGGTTGTCAACAAGCCCCTCAACGACTTCAAGCATCGGGGCGTTTATGATCGTGTTGTTATCAGACATCGCGTTAAACTGCCCTGAAATACCCGTCTGAAAATCTAAGTCCTGAGCCGGGATGCCACGCGATGAATAGATGCCTGAATCTGTAAGCTCACGATGAACGACCGCATACGGCCAATGACCGTGATCGTACGGCAACTCGATAAACCTTAAGACCGCGCTTGAGTCGTTGTCCGGCCAGTTGCAGACGCATTTCTCATCGATCCCATCACCATCAACGTCAAACCAAACGCAGGTTTCATGCATTAAAATAAGCTGAGAGACATTCGACTCGTAGATGACTCCTTCTTTCGTGAGCCTGTCTGCTGACCTCTCATGGTCGGTTGACATCGTATCGCTTATCCACGCGTCAATATCTTCGTCCTCGAACTTGACGAACTTCCCGTCTCTCATTTGTATCTTTAAGTCGTTCTTCGTTGTCCAGTACGGATAATCAACGAACCTTGCCTTTTGGATGTCGGTCGTATCCGGTGGGACAATGATCTCGGCAAGCGACAGCGGTATGACTTCAGGCTGATCGTTCTCTTTCTCAATAAGGCTGACCTCGATGTTCGTCTCGCCTTCACGGAATCTGCGAACCGCGTCCCTTATCGCTTCGGCGTTCTCTTCAAACTCCATGTCTGGTTTGTACTCTTCGGCGAATATCTGGAATAACATATCGTCCGTGACACGCGGATCGTAGAGAGCTTCAAGAACCTTCTGCCCAAGCTCGTCTATCTCGATAAATTCCGTGTATTTCCTGGTTGAGAAGTTCCAAATCATCTTAAAGACAACAGAGCCGGATTGGAGCATCTTGTCGATTCCGATACAATATGGGACAAAGAACCTTGTCTTCGTCCTCATACGCCAATCAAAGAGCTTTTCTCTCTTTAAGGCAGGCTCGATGTCTTCAGCCCCGAACGGAACGAAATTAACGGGCGGGCTCGCTTTCGCGTATAAATTCACATAACTCGGTTTTGCTTTGTTGATGTTCGCGTCAATCAGAGGCAGAACGTAATTCGCACACCCTTTCCAAGGGAATGTCTTTGACTCGCGGATGCCGTACCGTTTCCGGTAATACTCGCGGTCGTTCCGTTTCCATTCTTCCCTCAAACCGTCCGCTTCCTGAACGTCCTGAGCGATCCCGGTCACAAACTCTTTTATCTGTTCGGTTATTTTTATGTCGTTTACGTCTTTTAAACTTTCTGGATGTTCCATATCATCTCCTAATAAGCTATCGTCTCGTTTGCTTCTCGACCATCTAGCGGGATACCCTGCCCTTGACGGTCCATGAACTGATCTTGATATGTGTCTCTCGCGCTTAACTCATAGAGATTCGCGCAGTAAATACCTTGAATGTATGCGTCCGCATCGTCCGGGCTTCTGCCGAGCCTCTCCTTTGTCTTCTGTTTTGGCTCAAGCTGTATCTTCCCGTTTGAATCGATGACTTTGTACCTGACCGCGCTTAACTGCCGTATGATCTCGTTGTCATCCGGGTACGGGATCTCTTTATCCCTTAACTTCTCAAAGACGTGATACCATGATTCCGCTTTACGGTTGTAGAATCTATCCTCTTCTAACGCGCTTTCTGAGGACTTGAAGTAAATCACTTTCTTGCCAAGCTCCCGGACACGGTCACCGATAGGCTTTCCGATCCCAACGGCATCGATCACAACGTCTTTCAGATTATGACGGTTGCACATCACAACGATCTCGCCCGCGATCTTCATCGTGTCTTTCTCGTACATCGCTTTCTTCTCGTCCACCCGGCCGTTGTTCAAGTAGAGAATAATGCACGCATCCCCGCCTTCTGACGGATCGCATGAGATTATCCGTTTGCCCCGGTCTTTCCATAAGAACGGTGTTTGCCGCAGGTTATCAAGCATCTTCGATGTGATAAGAACTGATTCTTCATCGGTTATAAAAGAGCATTTGACTTCCTGCTCATACATCGTTGGCGGCAACTCACGTTCCATCGCCGCGATCTCGGCCTTGTCAATAAAGGGATTATCGCCTGTCTCGAACTTCCACGACTTGAAGCCATCCTCACCCCGGATCCCTTTAAGATAAACGTCATAAAAGGCATTCTGACCTTTTGGGGTACCGATAAATAACGCCCGGCCTTTGGTGTCTGCTAACATCGGCCTTAAGACCTCACCCCATACCGTCCGGGCATTGGGCATACATCCAAACTCATCTATAACAACGAACTTAACGCCAACACCGCGTAATGAGTCTTCGTTGTCCGCGCCTTTTATGGAGATAATGCTTTTGTTGATAAGCTCAACGCTTAATTCAGTTTCATTAACCTTTTCGATAAAATCTCGCGGCAATAATCCCATAAGCATCCGCCATGCGATCATCTTCGCTTGACGATATGTCGGAGCCACAAAAAAGGATAATGTCCCGTTATTTAAAAGAGCGCATTTTATGATTTCATTGACCGCAAGCGTTGTCTTACCGAATCTTCTCCCCGCGACAACAACCCTAAACCTTGCATCGCTTTTATGGATGATGCGTTGCTTGTCATGCGGACAATAATTTATTTCTATCTCTTCGTTCTCTTGCATGAAATTTCACATGTTCGCTGATAGTCATAACTAACAGGTTTGATGGATCGTTGTTTGCCCTATCCCCGTCTATATGATGTACAACTTCTCCCGCTTGTAACTCTCTGCCTATCGCATTTTTGGCTATTTCTCTATGTTCATACCTACGCCACTTGCGATCACCATCACGGTACAAAATAACTCGATAACCAGTGTCTTTCGTTACGACCCACCTCGTTTTATCTTTTTTGTTCCATGGGTTAAGATGTTTACCAAAAAAATAGTTCTTTTCACCACTGGACGTTATTGAAAGATGCTTCGATCTGCACACGTTGTCGCAGAACTTGCGGACTTTCCATCTTTTATTAGTCTCCGCCATCCTTCTCTTCTTCCCGTACCATTCCTTCCGGTAAAGCTCTTTCCCGCAATAGAGGCAAACCTTCATTTGAGTCCTTCCATTTAAAAACTATGTGCGTATGTTGTGATTGGTCGATCTTCGGCTTTTCACCTTCCAGCTCTATCCTTAAACGCTCGTAAAGATCAAGCGCATCCTTTGCCGAATCCCCCTTTTTTGCTATCTGTCTTTTAAGCCAATGGATACGTTTTTGCTTTTCCCAGTTTATATCACTTTTCAAATACTCTCTGTTTCTGTAAAGTATTTTATACACTCTGCTTACGTTTATTTTGAAGGTAGACGCTATTTCAGTCGCGCTTTCACCTTCTGCGTATCTTCTGCATATTGAAGCATCACGTATTTTTTTAAGTCCAACAATGTCCGGAAGTTTCATATCCTCTTATATCCTCGGTAACTTATTACGTACGATTTCTCGATCTCTTTTTGCTCTTGTAGCTTTTTAAATAGTTCTA